ATGTGGAATACATAGGGGATCGCCTGCCAGTCAACCCGACCGCCCATCAGGTTCCACGCTTCGATGGCTGGGCGCGTTTCGTTTGGTGGTGGCTTGTCCGTGCGTCGGGCGGACGTTTCAAGCCACGTGATTAGTTTTTTTCGTCGGCCTGAGTTTGCTCAGAGTGGCGCGTAAACGACTCCATGACGGCCTTGGATATCGGCTGCCAAAAATCGTCCCTGTCCTCAAGCCACCTGCGCCACACCGCGCGATCGAAGGAAACGACAGACTCTCCACCTGACGGCATGAGGTCGGATTCGGTAACGCCATCCCACCCGACAACAAAGCGACTTGCCAGATCGAAGAAGGACGCACCATCCTCGCCTGACAGTTTTGCCATTTCGTATTTTGTCGGGCGCTGTACGGTAAAGCTAAATTTACCGATCCTGACGACGCCTTGCGCCGCCTTGTCCATCTTCCTGAGTATTACGCTTGCATCCATTAGCTAGCGTACTCAGCGACACCGTGCTCGCCCTGAATGGTGATCGGGCACGAGCCGGTTACGATGCTGTTGTTGTTCGCCGTGAAACCGCCGGAATAGGCCGTCTTCGCGCCGAAGCAGCAAAGGCTTCCGTCGCTCCAAGTTAGTCGGAACGCCACATTGGTAGAGGTTGCCAGCGAGCGGAGTTTCTGAACTGCTGAATTATGCGGCTCGTGGTGCATGCTGATGGTGCCGGACTTCGAACCGCCGCGGCCGTACAGCGTGATCGTCGAACGGTGAATCAGCTTTGAACCGTCCAGTTCGGTAGGCGAAGCGTTGCCGAGATCGACATCCGTTGCCGGGGTGAACGAATACCACGCGGACACCTCGTAGGCGGAACCGCCGCCAGATTCCCACGTCGAGAAGTTCGTGGTATCGATGCCCTCAAGTTCGAACGTGTTGGTATCGACGTTCGCCACGCGCACCACCTGGCCGTCAAGCTCCACCATGCCACTTGTTACGGCAAGACGCACGAAGTCGCCGTTACTCAGTCCGTGCGCGGCAGACGTTGCGACTCCAGGGTTTGCAGCAGTCAATCCGGTGATCGGCAATGCGCTGCCAACAGTGTTTTCAATTTCGAGGGTTGCCTCGGTTGCGACGATAGTCATCTGTCTTGTCCTCTATGAATGCCAAAAGCCATAGTTAACTGGTTCCACGAACTCGTCGGTTTCCAGCTCGTAGTCCTCGCCGCTCGCCGACTCTTCGTAACTTATGAGCGAAGACGCATCGATCGCCGTTCGCACTTGCTCTGCCAGGGCAATCGCCGCAGCATAGGTTTCCGCCCAACAGTCAAAGACCACGGACGTGTTTGTTATCCCAGCGCCGCCGCCTAATTTCTGTGCCGGGTCTTTGCTGAGAATGCGGTAAACGACAAACGGTTTTGCCGCGCCCTGCTCTGCAACCTGCGGGTACACTCGCCCGCCAGCGACTGCTGTCAGTGCGGTTACGATGTCACTTTGCAGGCTCATACAACCTCAACAAGTTTGATCAGAAGTTCGCGGTTTCCGTTGTTTTGATTGATCACTGACGTGACATCAAACGTCTGCGATGCGGTCGTGATTCGCCATTCTGGATTCATTGCCGCGAACGCTGATTCGTACCTGATGCGCAGTTCCCAGGTAGTCACGGAAATGATCGCCGCGCCTTCGGACTCTCGCCCCTGCCGCTGGATAAGCTCTCCCCATCGCGTCGCCACCGTCACCCATGACGGCACGCGCTGGCCAACGGCGTCGGCCGCTACCGTTGGCGACTGGATCGTTACCCGCGTCTTATACCGCGCCGACAGCGTCACTCGACCACCAGCGTAAGCGGCTCAGGCCAAACGACGCCCTCGGGATTGTCGTCATCAAACAGCCGCACGCGGCAATCACGATAGACGCCAGCAGCAAGACCTGAGTCGTCTCCCTCGAACTGGATCGGGTATGTCGTTTCGCCGTTGAATGTCACAGCCTCCGTCCAGTCCATCGTGACAGGCGACGATCCGCCGCTGTCGATAACCGTGCTGTCGGCGTCGTCGACATGAATCTGCACGCGCGTGACGGCCGACATGTCCCTTGGGGCGCCGCTTTCGTATAGGACAATCGACGCGACGTTATCCGAACCTAGAATGACAGTGACAATGCGGCTCATGGATTAAGTGAGCGTCAACACGCCGTTTGTGCCGTCAAAATCGACCGTGAAGGTTTCGCCGTTTGCGAGCGAGATAGAAGACCCGTAATCGTAGTAACCGATCAGCTCATCAGCGGCGGCAGTGTCGTTGTACAGCACGGCATATCGGAACGGGCCGACAGAGCCGGATGCTGTCATAACCAGATCGGCGCAAACCAACTTATAAACGCCAGATGTCTGCGCGCTGCTGCTGGTTGTGACGTTGCGGCTGGAAAGGTTGGTGTATGCGATTTGCGTGATGTCCGCCAGCACGCCATCAGTCGCATTCGGCGCGGTGTTGGTCAGCGCAATAACAAGCTGATCACTGCCGAGGTTGTGCGCCTTTTCTGCCAGCTTTTCAACGAACGGCTGGAACTTGTTAAACGTTGCCATTTGCTATGTCCTCAATGTGCGAGATGAACGAATACTGCGCAGCGTGCCGCGCTCAAGTTGTACGCGGCCGCTCATTGTCACGGCTGCGCTGTAGCGTAATGTTGCAGCTACCCCGGTAAGAGTGAATTCGCCGAGTTCCGCAGTTAACTGGTATGTGCGGCCAAATCCTGCGTCTACGCCAGTCAACGCGAATGGCGCAGACTCGGCAGGCATGGAATAGCCATAGGCTAGCGCCGCGTCGACGCCTGTCAGCGCGAAACTGCCAGCTTCTGCCGTATTCACACGATCCGCTAGCAGGCCGGCATCATGGCCTGTTACGCCGAATGCGACCGAATCCGCCGGCATGCTGTAACTGCCGGCAGGCGTATAGGTTAGCGTCACGGCCGCACCAGTCAGCGCGAATGACCCACTGTCGGCCGCCAGGCTGTACGCGCCTGACGGCGTGTAGGTAAGCGCCGCATCAATGCCGGTCAGCGCGTAAGACTGCGCATCTGCTGCAAGGGCGCGATCTGCGAGTATTGCCGCGCCTGCGCCAGTGAGCGCAAACGCGCCAGCGTCAGCGGTGATGCTGTAATTGCCAACCGGCGTGTATGTGAGGCCGGCGTCTATTCCTGACAGCGAATAAGCGCCGAGCGCAGCAGTAAGCGCGCGATCCGCTAGCAGGCTTGCGGCGCCACCGGATACAGTGAAATCGCCCGATTCTGCCAGTAGCGCAAACGACCTGACGAGATTCGCGGACTGGCCGCCAAGCGCATAGGACTGCGAGTCTGCGGCCAGTTTTCGGCTGGCAATCAGCCCTGCCGCTGTTCCTGTCGCAGCGAATCCGCCCGTATCGGCAGTCAGGCTGTACGCCCCACCCCCGCCAGGAATCGAGATCAGGTATGGGGTGTCGTTGGCTGGCTCAAGCAATTCAAAGACAGACTGAAATCCGTCAAATAGAGCATGGTCGGCGGTTGAAAAAGTTGTTCTAAATCCAGCAGTCCATTTAAGTGACCATTTATCAAGCGAATCGACAGCGTGATATACAAGTGCTCCATCTTGAATGGAGACGTTAGTTGACTTTTGGTTCAAAAGAGAACCGTTTGCCCATATCTGTATAGTTCCGGGAGAGCCATTAATCCATACCCCGGCGTAGGTAAAATCCGATGTGCTGGGCGAGAATGATCCGCCAGTCTGGTCGCCCCAGCGTGAAACCACTAGCTGCCCTGATTCGTAGTAGACAACAGCGCGCTGCGTGTTTGTTGCAGGACCAGAGTAAAACAGATACGAAGTGCCAGAAAAATCGTTAGCAACATTTCTGGTGCATGTAATGATTGTTGCCAGATTATTTTTTGAGTAAAACTCTTTGTTTGTAACGCCTATCGGAACAAGAGCGTCGCCAACGATACCAGAACTGGTATCGTCTACTTTGTAATATCCGCCAGTGCTTGGGAATGCCGTTATCGGCTCATTTTTTACGAGATCGAACAGACCTTTAGGCGTCGCCACATACAGGAATTCTAATGCACTAGTCAGCCTGTTCCTTGCAACCCTGTAACCAAAAAACGGCGTTCCCGCCAGATAACTATGCTGCTTATGCTTTAGCGCAAGCCGCGACTGTGCTGGCAGGACTATATATGACATTATGTTGCTACGCCGTAGTAGATAGGCGTCACTCTCAGCTCCCAGCCTGCACTAAGCGAGGCGGACCCGCCATTATCAAGCCATTCGATCCAGTATTTCCCGCCCCAATAATTTATTGGGAATACGCCAGCTTTATATTGAGCGACATCGGCAGGGCTAATATGCAGCGAGCCAATCAAATCATGCTTATATGTTGACGCAACATCCGGCGCGTCTGTGCCATCACTGTTTATTGTTTGCT